GGAGCCGAACATCGATATGATTGACGCACTTGATAAATCAACTTCCGAGATGACTAACTCGCAGGAAAACATCGGAAACGCTATTTTAGTTGTTACGGGTATTAATGCTGCCGGTGGTCAAAAGCCCCTTCTTGATGGTCATGGAAACCCCGTAACTAACGAGAACGGTGAAGTTATGATGATTCCTACCGACATTGATCCAAAGCTCCCTGTCATGCAATTAGAGCCGTCTGTTATCGACGTGCCGGGAAGTACACCCATCGTTGTGCAGCCCAAGGCAGAATACCTAACCAAGTCGTTAGACCCCCAAGGCTGGAAGATTTTTACAGATATGCTTATATCCAGTATTCACAAATATACCAACACTCCAGATGTTAACGACGAAAAGTTCAGTGGTAATGCCAGCGGCGTGGCTATGAGTTATAAACTATGGGGTGCTGACCAAGAACGGGCTATTCAGCAAAGCATGTTTAACCGAGGGTTAAGCAAGCGGCTTGCACTGTTATTCAATTACTTACGTAATTCGAAGAAGAAAGACGTGCTGCCGGAATTAGTTGACAACATCACCAAAGACTACACGCCAAACCTACCAAAGAACGACAAAGAAGTTGCCGAAGTTATGGTTTCATTAGCCAAGACTGGCGACTTTAGTGCACATACGCTACGTAAGATGGGTGAAGTGATTACTGGAACTCCAGCTGACCGCGAAGACACATTAAACGAAGAAGAAAAAAGCGAAGCCGCAAATGAAGTTAAAGAAATGACTCGCAAGGCCAAGACTGGTGGTGATCCTTTTGACACAGATGATAACCAAGGAGAAACAGACAGCAAGAATTAACCAGTTAATAGCTAGTGATAACGAAGCAAAGGATATTTTAGACGTCAAAAGTCAATACTATCTGCACTATGCTGCAAACCATATACGTGAGTTCTATGTTCGATATGCTGATGAGAATGGGCTATCATTTTTGCAATCACAGCAAAGAATTAACTCGTGGGACTTGTATCAATGGAAAAAAGCAGTTAATGAGGTGTATAATAAGCATTGGTCAAAAGAAGCAAATGATCGGCTAAAAATTGCTGGTTTTATCGCTTCACGAAATAAAGGTTATATGATGTTTGCGATAGCATGGCTGGGAATCATTGCGCTAACTGAAAAACAAATTCCGTTAATCAGTGAAAAAATAGTTAAAGATACGTCTGATGAGTATTCACGTTTAGGCAGTATTTTTTCTAATAACGTTAAAAAGTCTTCGATTAAATACACCGATGAATCGTGGAAACAACGGCTGTGGCTTGATAGTGATGAGCTGGGTTCAAAAATGCAAACCGTAATCAACTCGCGACTTAAACGCGGTATCACGCCAGAATCACTTGGCGAAATATTGCGTGAGACAAAGGCTTATAACCGAAAAAACATCGAATCAATTTTTAATTCAGCTGGTTATAATGCCGAGCGTATTCTAAAAACTGAAAGTGCACGGTCAATCGACTATGTTGCTGATAGTTTTTATCGCCGCAACGGTGTAAAAATGGTTGAATGGGTTACGGAAGCCGGTGCTTGCAAAAGATGTGTTGAGTTAGAAGAAGCCGGCCCGTATAAGATTGAAGAAGCTCCAACTATACCAGACAATAGCCACCCAAGTTGTCGGTGCAGCAAGATTCCGGTATAATTAGTTTTGTCCCTTATTCCTTCGGACGTAAAATTGAAGGCCAAGCGTTATGCTACGCTAAAAGGTATCTGTTATGCCACATACAAAGCAAAAAAACGGAGGGAATATTAACATGGCAGAGAATGACGAACCAATCACTATGACACAAGAGGAACTAAGTGCGCTTATCCACAAGAGTGAGCGCAAGTTCCGTGCCGCAGCTGTTACTGATTTTAAGAACAGCGACGAGTTTTCACAAGCTATCAATTCAGCAGTTGACGAAGCAATTCGCAAAACGCAATTGACAGCAGAACAGAAAGCCGAAGAAGAACGCAAGGAACGTGAGAAGAAAGAAGCGGAAGAACGCCGAAAATTCAATCACGACAAAGCTGTTTTCGAGACAACTAAAGAACTAACTAAACGCGGTTTACCAGTTTCTTTTGCTGAAACGCTTGCTAATGAAGACCCTGAAAAGGCTAAGAACAACATCGATCAATTTGAATCTGACTTCAAAAAGACGGTTGATGACCGCGTTCTCAAAGAAACGCAAGGCAGTAACACGCCCAAGGCCGGTTCTGGAATCCCTGACAAGTATAAAGGCAAGAAGATTAGTGATATGAGTTACGAGGAACGTGTTGCTTTCCGCCGAGATTCCCCCGAAGCATATGACGAACAATACAAAGCAGAACACATTTAAGGAGTGACAAAAAAATGGCAGTTACAACATTTTCAAATTTAATTGAACCACGAGTATTCGCACAATACGTGCAGGAAATGTCTACTAAGACAAGCCGTTTCGTTCAGGCTGGTATCTTAGCTAATGACCCAGTGTTAGGCAACCGACTGTTAGACGGTGGCCGCATGGTTGATATTCCATTGATTGGTGATTTAGGTGGAGAAACTAACGAATGGAACGATAAGCAAGATATTACCGCCCAAAGCCTGTCAACCAACTCGGCACAAGCTATGAAGATGTATGAATATCAAGCTTACGCTGCTACTGACTGGGGTCAATTAGCAACTGGTGCACCCGTCATCAAGCAAATCGCTGAACGCTTTGGCGCTTACTGGGTTCGCAAGAACGAAAGCTGGTTAATCAGCGTGTTAAACAGTGCATTTGCCAATGCTGACATCGCTGAAACCAAAGGTTATAAGATTGGTGCTGAAACGTTATTCTCACCAGCAGACATGATTGCAGCCACTGTGCGCATGGGTGACGTTGCTGACCCAACTTTACAAAAGATTGTTGTAAACTCTGCTACGTTAGGCGAATTGCGGAAGCAAAACTTAATCGCAACTGAACAGCCTAGTGAAGCTGGCATGGTTATTCGCATGTATAACGGTCTCAATGTTATTGTTGACGATGAAATTCCTGTTGACGCAACCGGTAAGACATCAGCATTTATGTTCGCACCTAGCTCCGTATACTTCGCAACGGCTACCCCTGCTAACGGCATTGTTGTTAACCGTGATGAATTAAAGAACGGTGGTTCTGAAACTATCATCAACAAGCGCGTTATGGCTATGCAACTCGCTGGTACTTCCGTAGACTTGTCAGTGGCCCAAAGTGCTGATGAATATCGTCAAGCTGTTCTTGATGGTAAGGCCGCATACAAGATTGCTAGTGACCCACGTCAAATCGGTGTTGTCAAGTACGCGTTCAAGGTATCACCAGAATTCATCGTTGCTGGTATCAACTCACCTAAGAAAGCTGCAAGCACTACAACCACGTCAGGCAGCGCTAAATAACCAATGGGGGTAATCCAAAATGAGTGAAGCAATGAATACCGCAGATCGAATTAAAGCGTTAGAAGACTTTAAAGATGTTTCAGATTTAGAGATAGATGGTGCAATTAAAACTGCGGGTTCAGTTGCTAAATCATATGGAATTGACCCAGAGGTTTGTGATTATGCAACATTTCTGTATGCCTGCCACTTGCTTATGATTATTCAAAACGGTGGTGCGATGGGGACAACCGTAAACGCTGGAGCTTATAGTGTTAATCGCGATACGTCACCAAACGACGGTTGGCTTAAAGCATTCAATGAGTTAGTCGCATCGCAAGGGCATTCGATGTTTGGACGGGCAAAGAGCCTGTATTAAAAAAGAAGGGGGCGTGTAGTTATGGCTAAGAAACTAACTAATTCCAATCGTAAGCAAAAGTACACTGTAAAAGACGGTGAAACTTTGTTAGACGTTTATACCAAGTTCGGCAATCAAACAACGGTTGGTGCAATTATGGAAGCCAATGGACTTAAAAAAAGTGCTGTTAAGTCTGGTAAAACGTTGGAAATTCCAGTGACGTTTTAATGGTTTCTGAATCGGAATTATTAAAGAAATTAAGGCTGGAACGTAGACGCTTGAAATCTTTAAATAAGTATCAAGCGGAAGCCGGTGCTTTGAAAAAAGTTCCAGAGCATTCCGAAGAAGAGCTGCGAATGATTGTACGTGCTAACGAATTTGGGACGATGACCATACCTGCACGTTCCTTTCTACGAGGTGCAGCTGCCAGAAACAAGCGTCATGCTTGGCGTTATGCTGCTAGTTTTTCCGTTGGTAAAGTTATCAATGGTGAGCTAACAGCTATGGGCGCTTATAAATCAATTAGTAAGGTTATGGCAGAGGGTGTTAGACATCAGATTTCTATTGTCGGCCCAGCCAATGCCCCAGCTACAATTAAGAAAAAAGGGCGTAATGAGCCGCTGGTTGATACCGGCGGGTTAAGACGTTCAATTGATGGGAGGGTGACAACACGTGGCTAAAATTAATGGTATTCTGCGAGATTTATCAATTTATAATCAACGTGTGGTTGTGCACCCGACGATTAATTCATTAAAAGGTAGCAGCGAAGAAAACGCATGGGGAGAAACAGAACCAATCACCAAAGAATTGATTGATAAAGACGACAAGGCGGAAGAGCTTTTCGAACCAGTCACGCCCGAAAATAAATACGGATCAAACGCCATCGCTAATGCCATCGAAAATTCTAATAGCAATCTGCCTACAAGATTACAATGGATTAGCTCAAGCGAATTTGCCATTGGGACAATCGTTGAAACGGAAAACAAGATTTTCCAAATTGATGACGTTGAGAACCATAGCGCGTTGACTGGCGTTTATGTTTATCGACTAAGGGGTGATGATACAATTGCCTAATAGCGAGCCATATAAAAGCAACGTTTATAGTTTCGATGAAATTATTTATCCGGTTATTAAAATAATTAATGATATAACAGGAATCAAGCCACAACCTAGTGGAAAAATAAAGGCAAATGACAAGCCGCCATTTGTAACTATTTATCCTGTATCATACGATGTTCCAACTTACGGCGAAAAGAATTACAACGACACAGAGATGGAAGCAGAAATTTCTGTTGACGTTTTCTCTAACACATTGCAATCAACCGTAAACATTTGCGCTAACTTGCGAGCTTACCTATTAGACACGTATACACGACAAGTGTTGCGCAGTAACGGTATTGTGATTGCAAGTGTTGGAACAGTCCAATCACGGTCAGTTCAAGCCGTGCCAGTGAATGAGCTACACCATCACGGGTTCGATTTAACGATTAAGTATTGGCGAAAATATAATAGTCCGGTTGATACAATTTCATCAATTGACAATGATTTAAAAATTAAGGAGGAACAATAATGCCAGAAACATTAATGAGTACGGTAACACGTATTTCACCAGTTCACATGTCAAACACGTTTTCTCGTAATGTGAACACTACGGGTGCGACTGCTATTTTAACTACCGGTACTACTGCCGGTATTAAGGTTTATGAAAGCTTAGATAAGTTGGAAGCTGACTATCCAGAAACAACTAGTTTATACAAAAAGGGTCAAGTTTACTTTGCTAACAACGGCGAAGCAGTTTCACTTATCGTTTTAACTAGCACTAAGGCTACTGCGGCTGGTGAAGGTACTCCAGCACCTAAAGATGACGTTGATAACGCAATTGCTGTTGTTAAGAAGTATTTGTATGCCGGCTGGGACTTCTTGGTACTAGACGAACCAAACGCTGACTTGATGGCGGGCATTTCTAACTTTATGGAATTGCAGAATACTGGTTTGTTCTTTGCCTACAGCAACACTGCTGATGACCTTAGCAAGTTACAACTGAACAAGCGTACCGTTGGGTTGACTAATCCAGCCGCTACTACCGAAGAAGTTGCAGATGGGACTTACCTTGACGCACTCGATATTGCTGTTACAGCTAAGCTTGGTATGCTGCCACCACACGCAGCCTTGAAGTACACGCTGGGCGACTTGAAGTATATCAAGCCACAAGACCGCTTTGACTTTACGCCAGACGATTTAAAGCTGTTAGATGATAAGAACATCATCACCTATGCGTTCGTCGGCGCTAACCCTGCATTGACAAGCTCCCGTACTATGGGCACTGATATGCACATCGACATCATGCGTGGCCTTGACTGGGTACAAAACCTTATCAACTCGCGAGTTGTTGAATTGTTTAAGAACTCTCAAGACAACGGAATTCCATACACGGAATTAGGGTTTAAGACGGTTATCGATACGATTCGCACCGTGTTCTCTGACGCGTTTAACATGGGTATTGTTGCCCCTAAAGTTGACGAAAACGGTAACGAAAACGGCATGCCTGATTACTCCGTCGAATACGTTAAGCCCGGCAAGTTGTCACAATCATACGAACAAAAACGTGAAATGCGCGGTGTAACCACTTCTTACAAGCCTGCTGGCATGGTTGAAGATGTTTACATCTCTAACACTATCGAATATTAAAGGGGGAAAACACTATGAATCCAGATTTAGCTTCTAGCATTCAAGACGACGAACCATTGTACGACGCCCAAGACGTTGCTATTTACCTTAACGGGAAGCTTGTTAAGTTCTTCAACGGTGATGATTTAGTTGATGTATCATGGGCAAATGACCGCATTACTTGGACGGTTGACGCGCAAGGTAGTAACAGTGCTGTTCGTAAGCATGATGATCGTGGTACAATTACTATGCACCTTAACCGTGCGTCTGATACTTGGCAAGAGATTATGGAAATGGGTGCGTCAACTAAGTATGTTCGGATTGACATTCAAACGCCATTTGAACATGTTTACACCAGCAAGGCATTGCTCACCAAGAACCCTGATATTAAGGTCGGTGGCGACGCACAAACTGTTGACGCAGCATTCAGCGCTGGTCAAATCGTATTGGAACCAAAGAGTAACTAAAACAAAAGGAGCGTTTTAAAATGACGGAAAATACTAATGAAGAACGAATTGTAAATGGTGAAGCTAAGGACGAATTGGCAGAGGTAACTACGAAACCAACTGCTTCTATTTACCGTGACGAAGACGAAGTCATTAAGGTTGGTGACAATCTTTCGTTCGAATACTTGTTGAAGAACGGCAAGACATTACGCGTTGACGTCAAGAAACCTAACCTTGGAATTAGTACCAAGCTAGGCGATATGATGATGAAGCGCGTCACTGACGAAGACGGCAATTCATATATTCAAGCTAACAACGTTGACACCTATGAATTTCTAATGAACCACGTAATCAAGCTTGTAAGTATTGACACTAAGCCTATTCATAAGGTTAGTTTTGATACGTTAAGTGAAATTGGCGTTACTAAGAGCGAACTCGATGACGTCATGAACATCGTTGCCACGTTTCACCTGCAATAGCAACATCTTCTTTAGTAAAAGTGAAATAAAGCGTATTTTTAAAACGCGCCCCGAAATAGCCCTTAAATGGGCTATTTATATACACGGAGATAATAATATTTCATTTGAAGATATTGAAAACATGAACGG